CTTAATGTTTTAACTATAGCACTTTTATTGTCTGGAACAGTGTATACACTTGTTGCATCTGTTGATGATAATGTTGTTAATACTTCTGTATATCTATTTGCCATTATGAAATATACCAATCAAATGCTTGTGATACCTCTCTGATAGTATCAGGTGCGTCTATTTGCACAAAGTTTAAACGCAGTTGATTTATTAATCTTCGCATATAATCTGCACTATACTCTTCAGGTGGTATTTCTAACGGAGTATTTACATTAAATATTTCGCTCATCTTCTGCCATCCACCTTAATATCAAACCTTGTATCACCCAACCTCCAACTATTATCTACATCATTACTTTCTATTCTAACTCTCATTTGTCTTGCTCTTGCTCTCACATATGCCACGCCAGTTGTATTAGTTACTGTTGCACTTGTTGCAGTGTTTAAACTTCCTAATGGAAAGTCTCTAGTTTTTATAGAGTATGTAAGTTCTGGCTCTGTGTCTGTTCCAATAAAAGCTACATCAGGTATAAGTCTTTTGATAAACATAAACTGGTCACCATCACCTGTATCAAAATCTGCACTTTCAACAAATGCTGTCATTGCAGAACCATCATCATTAGAACCTACTTCATGTTCATATAGATAGTTTGTTGTTGTTCCGCTAGTACCTGCTGCTAAAGGATTATCACTTGCACTACCTGCATCTATCCAAGAAGTTCTAGGCAAAGTGCCTATAGTCCATGTTTGTTCTAAGTAGTTATAAGATACATATCTATCTACTTCATTAGAACTTTCTGAACAATAAAACCAAGATACTTCATTGAACTGCGCATTTCTTGTAGCAAAAGTTTTTCGTGTTTGTTCATAATTAAAATCATCAAACACGTATGCTCTTACTGTGCATGGTAATGAACGTACTGTTCCTGAATACATATAAAAATTATCTTGGTCCATAAAATACACTACATTATTAGCATTAACACATGCCTGTGGTGATACCATGCTAATCCCTTCTGTAATTAAATTTACTCCAAAAATAAAAGGTGGACCTATAAACTGCATTGAGTACAAAGCAGTATCTGTAAATATTGCTATTTCTTGTCTTGTTCTAATTGCTCCAACTATTTCTGAGCCAGCTGACAATCTTAATCCACCAGCTGTGTTATTAGTTTTAGGTGTCCATTGTGCTGCATTTTCTTGGTCAGACCATCTTATCTGCATAGGGTCTTGAGTAGCACTACCTATTGGGTTAGCACCCATACATATAATATGTCTATCTATTTCTGAAACTAATATCTGATTAGCTACAGTAGGTGTATCTGATGCTCCTGATAAAGTAGAAAAATCTACTGCTCTTGTAGTCGCACCATTAGTTTTATCCCAATAATAAATACTGCCACCTCTAGGATTTGACACTAAATCCTCACCAAAATTATCCATACTCCATAATCTTAGTTGTGAAGAAAAACTATTTATACCCCCTCCCCATGTGCTTTGACCCCAAGTACCTGAACCAAATCCAAATCCTCTGGTATAAAAATCAGAGCCTGTATTTATTTGATATTCTGCATCTACACCAGAACCGCCAGTACCACTTTCATCACTAGAATTTGCTGTTACTGTAGAACCTGAAGTATCTTTCGCTGTAAACGTAAACGTATTAGCATCTGGCACACTAGCTATCTCATATTCTTGATTTAGTACAGCAGCAGTAATGTTGCCACCTAATGATACTGCTTGAGCAAATGTTACAAAATCACCCTTATTTGCTCCATGACTTGAATCAGTAGCAGTTATAGTAGAACTACCATTAGTAGCTGAAAAAGTAACTCCATTAGTAGTAGTTGCTCTTATAGGAGTTATATCGTGAAAAGTATTACCTTGTAATAAATATAACTTTAAATGAGTACCTAAAGAAATAAATTTATCTGTATCTAATGAAACCCATTGATGTAATTTTCTTGCTGAACCTAAAAAACTATTTAAACTTTTTTTTACCCAGCCACCTATTTTTTCAGGACGACCTGCACGAAACCTTATTTTATCAGCATCAAACCAATTACCTTCATTGCTGTATGAAGTACCTTCTTTATTTATACCCGGTTTGAATGTATATCTAGTTAGTGGCATTTTAAAAGACTGTTCACTTTATAGTCTTTTTTTATGAATTAGCTGCGATATACGCTTTGCCTGTAGTAATGGCATTACTACAAGTAGTCTTTTTACTTGAAGAAGAACCTACTACGTTAGGTATATCACCACTACCATCGTAAGCTAATATAATTTCTAAGTGGTCAACATTACGTTGTACTACGTCATTTACTTCTGCTTGTGTTAAGTCAGGTATAAGATAAGTAGAATTTGCACCATTTGTATTTATATCAGTAATAAGTGTTGCACTATCTACTGCTGCTGTTAAACATTCTGCTACTGTTTGAGTCATATTATTCTCCGTTCAATTTGTTTTCTAAATCATCAACTTTCGCTGAAAGTTCTTGTACTGCTTTTATTAGTGGATGCACAAACATTTCTTGCGAAACACCTTGTATTCCATCTTCTTCACCTTGAAACCATCCTCCAAAATCAGTTATGTTATGTTTGTCTAAAGACTCTTTAACTTCTTGTGCTATCAACCCATACAATTTTGCATCATGTGTACGCTCAGTAGCGTCTGCATCATAGTCTGGTAGTGAAGAATCAATATCAGCTTTTGCTCTCCATTTAAAAGTCACTGGTCTTAAATCGTTAATAAAAGCTAAACCACAATCTGTGTTATCTTGTATTTCATCTTTATATCTAACATCAGATACCCTAGTGAAAGAAGCATTTGAGTCAAAGTTATTATGTACTCTATTGTTTCCAGTTCCTCTACCAAAAGTAAAAGTAGTGGCATCACCTACACTTTTAGTATCAAACCCTAAAACGATTTGATAATTAGAGTTAGCACCAAAAGATTCAGTTTGATAGCCTACAAAAACATTTCCTATTCCTGTAGTTAAATCCTCACCTGATTCATTACCTACAAATACATTTGCTGCACCTGTTGTAGCATCCTCACCTGCACGTTCTCCTAAAGCAGTTTGACCATAACCAGTAGTGTTTGCAATTAAAGAACCAACTCCTACACTTGTGTTGTTATCTGCTGTTGTATTAGCACCTAGAGCGTTGACACCAACGGCTGTGTTATAGCTTCCCGTTGTGTTAGCATCTAATGCTAAATAACCCAAACCGCTATTTTCTGTACCAGTTGTGTTTAAATATAAAGCACGTCTACCGAATGCTTGGTTACTTGATGCAGTTGTATTATTTTCTAAAGCACTTTTTCCTACTGCTGTGTTTAAGGCTCCAGTAGTATTATTAAATAAAGCATTATGACCTACTGCCACGTTGTCGTCTGGTGTCGTTGTATTAAACATAGCTTGGAAACCAACAGCAACACTATTAGAACCAGTGGTCACTAAATCCATAGCATCAGAACCTATTGCTACGTTGTTATCTGCTGTTGTAGCAGTAGTAAGTGCAGATTGTCCTATAGCTACGTTTTTAGTTCCTCCTGTTAAACTAACACAAGCAGAGTTACCTACTGCTGTGTTTCCGTCTGCTGTTACTGCTGAACTTAGAGTATTAAAACCGACCCCTACGTTATAACTTCCAGATGTTATTCCATCACCAGCTTGAAAGCCTACTGCTGTATTACCTGTTCCAGTACAAGCTACTAAAGCATCTGCACCGACAGCCGTATTGTTAGAGTTTGTTGTCAACGCAGTTAACGCACCTTGACCTAAAGCTGTGTTAGCACTACCAGTTGTTATGGCATCACCTGCTAATGAGCCTACGGCTGTGTTGTTTGCCCCAGTTGTATTAGCAGCTAAAGCTGCATTACCTAAACCAGTATTGTGATTTGCTGTTGTGTGTGCAGTTAATGCTTGATAACCCAATGCTGTGTTATTTACACCTGTAGTACAAGCATCTAGTGCAAATGAACCAATAGCAGTATTTTGTGTACCAGATGTAATGCTTAGTCCTGCATCGTTTCCAACAGCAGTAATACCACTACCTGTAGTTATGTCACTTAATGCTTTA